GTATTTGAAGAGAATGTATATTCTACTGAACAGGTAAAACTACATCTTAACAAAGCAAGACAGTGTGGATGGACTGAACTAATCTTAAGGATATTGGCCTTTCACGCATTTCATAAATATACTGGTGGCAAGATAATCATAATACCAGGTACTAGAGAGAAAACAACAAAAGAAATCTATGGCAGGTTTGAAGCACTATTCAAGAACATTCCAGAGTATGTGGTAGAAAAGGGTTCATTATACATGAGATTATACAATGGTACAGAAATCTATGGTATGCCTGCAAATCCTGAAGCGATAACTGGATGGACTAAACTAAAGGCTATATTCATGGATGAGGCAGCCAAATGGAATCTTGTAGATGACCTACCAGTAATCAATGCAATACTCCCAATTGTAAGAACCAACAAATCAGACTTATTTATGATATCCACACCTAAAGGACCACGAGGATTCTTCTATCAAATAGACATTGATGAGAATGATTTTACAAAACTGGTTATCGACATTCATGAAGGTGGTGAGGAATTATACACAAAAGAAGAACGTAAGAAAATGATTGAATCTACTCAAGAAGATCCAGAGCAAGAATACATGAACAAATACACAACTGGTAGGGATTCAATATGGGGAGAGGTTACTGAAGAACATAGGGTAGATGAAGAGGAAATGGAATTATGATTACCCCTACATTTTCATCTATTATGTAAATAATTACATAATGTAGGGGTACGTTAGTTACCTTATCACATGAATACAAACCCCGATTATTGACAGTAAGAAACTCAGAAGTAATTACATGTAACAGTTGCGGTAAAGGTAGCTTTCATTTCTTTGAATCAAGAGACTATAAGATTATTCAATGTTTGAATAAAAAATGTAAGGCAGTAAGGGATCTAACTGCTTTGGCTGAAGACGTTAAACATATTATTTATCATGAAAGTGGAGAACCATCTCACAATAATGACGTGTAAAGCTTGTGAACAACATTGCAAAGAACACTGGAATTACTGTCCTACCTGTGGAAAAGAATTACATGAGGAGTGGGAACCTATTTGAAAAAAGAAAAGAAAGTAAAAAAACTAACTGGAGAATCTAGAGTAGATTGGGAGATTGAGAATCTATTATGACTTGTGATAGATGTCAAGATATTCACCGAGCACAAAGAGAGGGAAAATCAAATCAACCATGTCATTGTAATTGTCATTATTCTGTTTCTTCTAGTACACAACCACAATGTACTTGTAAATTTACTAGTACCACTGGTATTTGTCCTGTGCATGGGATTCAATTCCAATGTGATTCTGATAGTGCAACGGTTGATATCTCATGAAAAAATTGAATTATTACATAGCTTGTAGTAAATGCAAAATAGAATGTATAGAGACTGAGACAGGAATAGAATGTCCTAAATGTAAAGCCTTCATTTCAGATGAGGATTTAGGATATGAATAACGTACAGAAAATTATTGAGATCATAATAAAGATGCAAAAATTAACTGATGAAATGTATGAGGCTTTACCAAGAAAAGTCAAAGATGATTTAATCAGAAGGTATCAAAATGCTTGATCATATGGGTTTTCCAATAATAGATGAAACAAGTTGGAGAAAACCTCCAATGTTATTGATTACTGTTAGATGCCATATTGGAAATCATTTCTATTGTATTAACAAAAAATGTGAATGTGGGTGTCATGAGCGGTAAAACAATGAAGGAAAAAAGATTGATTGATTCACACCTAGAGAACTTTAGTTTTGAAACCATGGAAATGAGTGAATGGATAGACTGGATTCATGTTCTCAAAACACTCTTAATAAAATACCAAATGGTGAGAGGAAGATAATGGTTGTAACTTTTGCAGATGAATTAGTAAAGAATTGCCCACATGATAAAGAGGATAGAGTAGATATGGGGATGTTAACTTGGAGAATTTTTTGCCTTTATTGTAATAAATTATTGAGAGAGGAATCAAAGGTTAGGGTGATGAATTGTTAATCGCAGCATGTGATCCTGGTAAAATTCGAGATTCATTTGGTTTTGTAGTTATTAGAGTGGATAAGGAAGACATTGTAGTAAGAACAGCAAGACGCTGGAAAGGAAGAGATTACACAGATGTAGAAAGAACAATAGCAAAATATCACCTAAAGCATCAATTTGATCATATAGTAGTAGAGCAGAACAATACAGGCATTCATGTCATTGAGGTGTTAAAAAGACAGTACAATCTTCCAATAATTGCAGTGACTACCTCAAAAGACTTGAAAGACAACAAGAAAATCATTTCTGCCAAGGTAATGGACAAAAACCAAATGGCTAACTATATCGCTACTCTAATGAGGGATAAGAAAATAAGTTTTCCAAGAGGCAATGTATCAAAAGACTTGAGAGAGTTAGAAAGGCAAATAGCAATATTTGCAGAGCATAGAACAGAGTCAGGAAAAGGATTATCATATTATGCACCTGGACAGGAACATGATGATCTAGCTATGGCATTTATGCTTGCCATTCACATTGCAAAATATTATCTTAGAGATGAGGAAGATACTAGAATCGGTGCAGCATCAAAGGCAATTGATTATGGAGAGATTGACATACTAGGTTCTGGAATTCCTGAAGGTGGAATTAGTAAGGGAAGAGCTGTGATGATGCCATGATTGAAGATTTAGGTCAAGGTAAATGGCGATGGTTAGGATTAAAAACAGATTTGGTGGGTACGTTAAGAATTTGGTGGTATAAACAAGAACTTAAAAGAATAGGAATTAGAAAATTTTTAGAGAAACATAAGGAGAGGATTTAAAATCAAAAGCTTAATGGTAATCCCATACATTAGTAATAGAACATTACCTAGATATTTTCAATACCTGATAGAAGGCTACACATACAAACCTGACATGGTTGATTACAGGCCAAATGATCTTAGAAAACCACAGTATCAAAACATGCAGGATATAAAGGCCATAGATTCGTTCTCAAAATATAGGCCTACAGATTATTTTATCATTCATGCCTCAGACATCTATCTAATGCCTAATGATTTGAAGGATATGATGATAGAATTGGCAGAAGATTCAAAGGCGTTCATAACCGGACTATATCCAATCAAGAATTTTGTTCACTGTTCTATGAATGAAGAACCAATATGCCCAGCTAGAATATCGGTTTGGAAGGCTGATATATTCAATGAATGTCTAAAGGAATTCAAGACACGCCAAATGAAAACCACTGGAATATGGTATGATGAAGTCTATCGAATGGCTGAAATTGCAGTTGAAAAAGGATACAGATGTCTGATATCAAAGACTGCAAGACCACAAAGAATATTTGAAGAAGAGTTTAAAACTATGAGGATAAGATGAATCAAGAAAACATAGACCAAATATGGATTATCCTAAAAAAAATGCAAAGATTGAATGATGAGATGTATGAATCTTTACCAGATAACATTAAACAAAAGCTCATAAAACGATTTAATCCTTAATTACTTCTCTTAGTTTAGTTTTTTAAAAAATACTTATTGGCAGCCAAGAAGCGTAAGTATAAGGTATCTTCTAAAGTTCCAGTTAAAGCTTTTTCACAAAGGCAGACACTGAGTGCAAAATCTCACAGCCAGTTAATGACATTTAACCAGCCTACCTATTCGGATCAAGAACTGGAATTCTTTGAGGATGCATGGGCAACTACTCCAGCAGGAACTGCATTAGACAAACGAATGGAGTTTGTTATTGGTGGAGGGATAAAGCCAGTCTTTGAGTTGCTGGATGACAAGGATTTAACAGAGAAACAAAAACAAAGCAAACTAAAAAAGTATGATGAACAGTTACAAGCTTTAATTCAATTTGATGATTCATTAAATTTTAATCAGGTATTGCTTGATGCAGCAACTATGGCCAAGGTATTTGGTCGTGCAGTTATTTTATTTGAAAACTTGGAAGAAGATAAAAGTATAGGATTACCAAAATATCTAAAATTAGTTCATTCCAGAAATCTCAACAAAGTAAACATCGACAATGAATCCTGGGCTATCATGGATGTAAAAATTATGAATCCATCCATAGTGGCAGAACCTGAAGAGATGATATACATTACAAACAAGCCAAACTCTCCTATCAGACATTCAATATGGTTTGGATATTCTGAAATGCAAAGAATAGCTGGAGCAGCAAGAGCCTATAGAAGAATCATAGAGTTTGACATGCCAGAAATTGCACAAACAATGTGGGCAGGATCTGTCATGTTATTGATTAAGAAGATGGGTAGAAATAAAGCAAACGCCCAGACTGATGCAAACAATATTCTAAACTCAATTAAGGCTGGCACATACAATGCAATAGAGGTTGATGCACTAGATGAGATTGAACTAAAGACTTTGGATCTCAAACCAAAGGTAGGGGAATTAGTTACACTAACAGATGCCTATGAAAGAATAATGATTGGAAACTCTCAGACACCTTCTGCATTACTTGGAAGAGAGGAAGACCAAAACAGAGCCACACTGATTGGCAAGATTAGATTTTTCATTGAAGGACCAGTAAAGGCAGACAGGGAATGGCTGTCAGATATCATATCAAAACAGTGGTATGAACGAAATATAGAGAAAT